TCCCAGGCTTCTATTCTTTTCTAAGCTCTCTCTTTTGAACATTATTAAAGGTGCTTGTATCTTACCGTTTCTATCGCGGTAATAACCGTCTTTCTGCACTGACTTCCATCTTTCTTGGTTACCGTATATAATAGGTACATTCTTACGAGTACCGTTCTGTATTACGGATGGTTTAATTACGTTTTGGAAGTAATATACGATTGATTCATCTATATCTTTTATGCCAACAGAAAAGTCTCCCTTATCGTCGTTCCTAACCGTACGTTGGGTTGCTTTTGAAGTTAAATTTGTATTACCGTGTCTAACTTCTTTATACTCCTTTATTTGCTCTTCAAATCGTTTTGCTGGTTTGCCTGCCATATTATTGTATTATACCTACTTTATCTGATCTAGTTAGATGACAATCAACTAAGATTGAAATCGATTTACCAAATTGATTACTGTAGTCTGTTAAATTATAGCTATTATCTCTACCTACAAAAAGTTGATTCTCTCTTACTGTATCTACTTCGTAGTAATTTTCTTGCCAATTCAATATATCTCCTACTTCTGGAAGAACTGATGATGATTCTAAGTCTTCTCGTAAAAAAGCAAATGATGCTTCTCTATTTAGATCGGGTCCCATGTCGTCCATAGTAACTACTTGGTCACCTCTAGTTATAAGACAGTTAAATTTAACTGGGATTTGAAATACCTTATCTAAAGCCTCACCATATAGGTTAGCATTAGTTTCATCTAAACTAAACTTATAATATAGTATCTCCTGTTCGATAACATCAGAAAGAAGCTCTCTGTTTACCTTTGTAAGAAGATTAAAATCTCTATTGCTTCCGAATAACATTATTTTTCTTCTATTGTTTCTTTACCAACCTCTACAGCAATAATTTCACTGTACTTGCTGATTGCGTTATTTTTAAAAGCCTCGAAAGCTTCGATTGATTCTTTTTGACTTATTATTTTTATTTTATATGTAGCGGTTCTGTTGCCTGAGTCTTGAGAAGCTACTGTAACTGTTGTAACGCCTGGTAATGCTCTTATAGCATCATCATATCCTCCGTCTACCTCTTCTTTAAACCTAATCTGCACCATGGCTTCATAAGTTCTGAATTCTATCTCTAATAAGAGTTGTATTAATTTCATATTATCCTACAAATATTGTCATTGGTACTGCTCTCAAGGTTGTCTGCAAATCTTCTACTTCTTTTGCTTGACCTTCTAATTGGGTTTGTCTTGATGTCGCACTTAACGTATCTCTTAAGTCAGTTATTAATGCTAATTTTTCTGTTCTAGCATCTCCTAGTAGATCAGCCTGGTTGAGAGTTGTTTCTGATCCGGGAATCGGTACGGTTGTGTACTTACCTCTTATATATGCAAGCATTTCTTTTGCTAGTGCTAAAGTATAGTTAAATATCCATTGTCTACCTACACTATTAATATAAGAGTAAGTAGGGTTTTCATAAGGCACTTCAGCTACGTTAGATATAGTTGATAAACTATCACTTCCCCCTAATACGTTTTTTTCATCTTCTTTATAGTATTCTATAAATAGCTTTCCTGCATTATTAGGTATCGGGAATATCTTAAGGTTGTTATTTATTATTTCAAAGCTATAAGCTGACTTTCTTACTTGATCATTAAACTCTATAGCTTGTATAAGTTGCATATCATAAGAAACTGGCATTAACATAAAGTTAATCCCTGGGCTCATAGAACCAAAACCGAATTGATCCATTAAGGACTGTATACCTGTTCCTGTACCAGCATAAGGGTCAAAGTATCTCTGTATAGCTGGTGGAGCTTCGTAGAATACTTTTCTTACATCAATTTTACCAGTGATTCCTTCTTCAGTAGCCCAGTCATTTAGGTTATACTGTTGTATTGAAGCTGTTAATGGTACAGAACCTGTATATAAGGTAAAGTTACCTCCTACACCTGCTTCTGATCCATAATGTTCAGATATTTGTATTATTTTAGCTAAACTAGGTTCTAATACTCTACTGTTTACTGTACTTCCTGTGGTAGCTCCTTCAAAGCCTAGGTAGTTCTCTCTTATCTTATATTTAAATACTTCATTTCCGTAAGTTGTTACTGCTTCTTCAAAGCAAGTGTAGAAAGACCCACTGTCTAACTCAACATCCATTAAAGGAAATCCAAGGCGTGATGCACAAAATTTAGATACCTTATCGGCATCTGTTTGGAACTCGGTATATGTGTCGTAAAATCCAAAAGGAGTTGTTCCTACAGTAAACGTTGAACTACCTCCCCATATTGCTATATTGGCCATCTATGAATAGTTTATTTATAAATAGCACATAAAAAAAGAGGCCCGAAGGCCTCTCTTAATATTACTCTAAAGTAAATCTTAGATAGTAGCTAAATCGCTAATAAAGATTTTTCCGTAGAATTCTGGACGAATCATTTTCTTAGCGTAACGAGTCATTAAACCTTTTCTTGGAGTGAAGGTTTCTGGATCGTATACTAATGGAGTCATCATTAATGGTACGTAAGGAGCATATACTGCACCAGTTTCTAAGAATTGAGATCCTCTATATCCTAATAACGCGATGTTTTCAGTCATATAAGGGTTCTTGTATACTTGGAATCTGTTGTTTAATGCACCAACTTTTTGTACACCCATTGCAAAGTTATCCTGATCACCTGATGTGTTAGCAGCATATCCAGGAATTGATTCTAGGATTGTAGCTACTGTTGGAGATACAACTATAAAGTTAGCACCACCTCTTAACGTTTTCTGGTGAATTTTGTTAGATACTTTTTGGATTTTAGTTCCTAAAGTTTGGAACCATTGTCCTTGAGTATTGTAAAAGTCTGAAGTACTAGTAGTAAATGCAGTACCAGTCCATACTTTGTTGTTCTCAGCTGACCACTTTTCAGTTGTTCTAGCTCCTAAGATCAACATATCAAGAATCTCTAGATCGATTTCCATTGAAATGTACTCACTTAATAGTGAAGTCAATTCAGCTTCTGCATCGATTGAGTGATATGCGTTAAGGTCTTGAGCAAATTCTGGTGTCCATTGAGCTTTCAATTTACGAGTCTTAGCAACTACTGCTTCAGATTGTAATTGAACATCAATTTCAGGTATAGAGATTGAAGAATCTACTGCTGCTGCAGAATCTGCTTCGAAATCTCCTCTTGTGTTATCAGATGGTTGTAAGCTATACTGTACTGAAGAAGCTAATTGGCCGTTTACTGGTACAGTAATTGCAGATGATAATACAACGAATGTTACGTTGTCTCCACTTACAGAAGTTAATTCTGGGTATGCAGTTAAGTCAACAGATCCAGATAATAGTCTGAATGAACGAACTGCTTCTTTATCAAAAGATACAGAAGACATATCTACTACATAAGTTTCAAAGTTAGATGGTAATTTAGCTTCGTCATAAGCAATAGATGCAGATGTTGCAGATCCAGTTACTTGTGCAGATACAGCTAATGTTTTTTGGTTAACAGAGTATCCAAATTTACCAGCTCCGTAAAGACCGCCAGAAGCGTCTGTATCAGCTGCCATTTTAGTTCCACCTTCAGTTACGTTACCGTACATGTTATCACCGTCAGCACGTCCACCTGTAGCAGTACCATACTTAAAGTCTAAGTAAAATACTAGCCCAGAAGGCAAGTTCATTGGTTGTACAGATACGAAGTCTTGAGCTACGATTTGTGCGAATACTTTACGCACTAATGGAAGAGCAACTCCAGCCCACTGTTCTCCTGCGCCGGCTGTAAAGCCTGCAGAAGTTCCAGATGCACCAGTGTTGTTAGCTTCAGCAACAATTTGCTTTGCTTGGTTTTCCAAAATCATAGCCATGTTAGTAGCTTCTTTTTCTCCTAGTCCTTCTAGAAGTCCGGAAGCATTCCATTTTGAAGCTAGTCTACCGGCATCAGCTTGTAAGCTTTTGAATCCGTTAGCGCTTTCTAATAGGTTGTTTAATTCCATGGTTAAAGTTTTTTTTTATTAATTGATTAAATAATTCCAGCTAATTTTTGCATTCTACGAACAGCATCAGATACTTCTGCAATTACTTCTGGTTTACTAGCTGTTGTTCCAGTAGCTTTCGATGCAGATCCTCTGTGTTCTTTTATACTCGTTCTTTTTTGTACTCTCTTTTTAGTACCGATATTATCGACAACAGTTTCAAAAACTAATTTTACTTCTTTTACTGTTTCTGCTTTATCAAAAGCAGCGATAACATTTACTTTTTGAGACTCAGTTAAGTTTTGGGACTTAAAGATTTTGTTAACATATAATAATTTAGAATTAAGTATGTTTACTTCATTAAGTTCTTTCTTAAGAGTTTCAATAGTTGCTATAGCCTTAGATAGATCTGATTTAACTTCTTTAAGGTCTGATTTAGCTTCTTTAAGATCTGCTACTCTATTTACATTATAGCCTTTCCCTTCAGATTCTGCATTTACTTGAACTGATGTATCTTCGTCCATTTCGTCTTCCTTTGCAGGAGCTTCAGAAATAGCTTCTAGTTCAGCAAGTAATTCGTCTAAGTCGATTTCTTCAGCATCATCTGCTGGCTCTTCAAGAGGAGCTTCATCTCCCATTCCTTCGATGTCACCAGCGTCCATATCATCTACAGTCTCTTCGCCTCCTTGGCCAATTTCCTGAGCAATAATGTCTCTGATCATATCTTTGAACTGGTCAACTGATAAATCGGTTAAATCTTCACTTTCTTCGGTTGCTTCAGCATCGTCAGCAGGTTCTTCTGCATCAAGCTCTACTTCGTCTTCCTCAGTTTCTTCAGCATCGTCTTCTACTTCTTCAGCTTCTGTAAAGTCTTCCTCTACTGCTTCGTCTTTGTCGTCTTTGTGGTGAGCTTCTTC